GTGGCTTAAATGCTGCACCACCAGACAGAATACCAACTTTGCCAGACATATATGGACCAGAGTGATTTACATTCCAATTTCTTGCAATGTCTGCAGCCTGATCTTGATTTAATTCTCCTGCTACCTCAATAACACCTGGAGGGTTTGCAGAATTACCAAAATATGAGGAAGCATATGTATCTGCTGCCATAGAAATACCTATAGACATACGGCAGGCACCAATAGGGCTTAGGCCATAATGACTACCTGGAATTCTCATCATAGGAATATGTAGTATTTCTTTATTTGTCAAACGCTTTGAGTAATTGCCAAGTTGATCTTTAAATTCATAAACCAAAGGCTCACCAGGAGCAGGTCTAACAATTCTTACATCATTAGGATTTAGGCAATATACCTCTTGTACAACCTCATCTTCATCTCTTACTGTCAAAATGTAAGCATTTCCTTGTAAGTGTAGAGAAGATAATACTTGTTCTATAAACTCTAATCTTGTTGATTCTGGATTAGGATTATTTATCCAATTAGGTTGTTCTCCGTATACCGCCGCATATGCAATACGATTACGGCCTCTACGGACAAAGGCTCCCATAGGCAAAGATGAAATAGTATCTCCCAATAGCCTTACGCAAGCATATACAGAAGATACTCTTAGGGCAGAGTCTGCATCTACATATACACCAGCGTTTGATATGCCGTATAACGGTCTTGGTGGAATTAGAGGCTGAATATATTGGCTATTGCCCACCCTAGTCTCTTCTGCTGCCCTTAATCTTTTAGATAGACTCATGTTAACCTATTCTCCTAATTCGTTATATTACTTTGGAAGAGCGTTAAGAATTGCTTTTGCTTTAGAACATTCTAAAATTTCTGTTCTAATCAAACGACTTAACTGATCAAACTGTTGAAGTTCTGCTAGACGCTCAATGCGCTCTAGTGAGCATTGTGCTGCTGCATCATGTGCAGGCAGATCTTTAAGATGAACTAGATCAGCATCCCAATTGCCATCAAGTGTATCAAGAATAGTTCTATATGTAGCAATGTTTGCTTCATATGAATCTACTTCCATCTGGCGAATTTGTCTTGCGGTTAGTTGTACTTCTTCTGTCATTTTATTTTCCTTTGTTAGTTAGTTATATATTAAACGGCATCTACTGCCCTGCCTGCGCCACTTACTGCACTTGCTGGATCAGAATATTTTGTTCCAAACCCAGAAGACCAAGCATATGCGCTAATTCCACCTGCATTGTGAGCAACAAAAATAGCGTTACCACTTCTAGACCATTCTATGCCATTTGCTGTACCAGCAGGCAAGGTTGCTGGATTGGCATACTTTGTTCCAAAGCCAGGACTCCAAGCATAGGCATGTACAAATGGACTTACTGTGCAAGCCATGGCAAGGGCATCAACTGTACCTTTTCTAAAGGCCGCCTCTGGGTTACTTGAGGGCAAAGTAGCAGGATTGGCATACTTTGTTCCAAAGGTTGTAGTAAAGGGATATGCGGTTATAAAGGGAGTTGATAAAGACGCAACAGCAAGATAATCACTATTTTTAGACCAACTAGACTTAGTTCCATTACTTCCAGGAAGAGTTGCAGGATTTGCTATCTTACTTCCAAAACCTGCAGAGGACCAATTATATACTTGTATAAAAGGAGTAAGATCTGTACTAACAGCAAGATAACTTCCGTTGCCTGAAAACTCAACACCAGTCCCTTGTACTCCAGGCAAGGTTGCTGGATTACCAAACTTAGATCCAAAACCAGTTCCGCTAGTAAAGGCATATGCATGTACACGAGGACTGTTGGTACTAGTAGTTGCAAACTGCTGAACAGTAGTTGAAAAACTACAATCAGCACCAAAAGTACTAGTCAAACTTGCTGGATTTGCATACCTAGTACCAAACCCGCCAACAAATGAGTATGCATTTAAAAATGGAGTATCGTTTCCACATATTGCAACATCTTTTTTAGTGATTGCAAATCTACAACCTCTAGTAAGGGTTGTAGTAGGAGTAACTGCTGGATTTGCAAACTTAGGACCAAAACCTAATTGATCTGACCAAGGATAAACATCCATAAATGGTGTACCATCAGTGCCAAGGAAAACATAATCTACGACATTATTAATGCCTAATGACATAGCAGCAAATGTCATATTAAACCATTCCTGGACCAGAAATTACATATGTATTAGAAGCAACACATAATACTGTTGCCAAACCAAATTGAGGAATTGTTCTATTTCCAGTACTAGCCGTTCCTGCAAATCTTAATGTTACGCCTGCTCCCTGTGTAACTGTTTGTGATGATGAAGAGTTGTTAAATATTACAAAGTTTTGTCCAGCAGTCATAGCAGTTGCTGTTGTTATTGATACCCCGCCAGTTGTAATATTAATAAATTTACCATTGTCTGTAGACGCTGCTGTATATGCCGCACCAGCACCTGTTTCAGTTACTGTTGCTGGTCCTGCTGCACCAGTTACTCCAGTTGGTCCAGTTGGTCCTGTAGGTCCCGTAGGTCCTGTGGGCCCTGTTGGACCAGTGGCTCCAGTAACTCCAGCACCTGTAGGTCCAGTTGCACCTGTAGGTCCAGTTTCACCAGTTACACCCTGTGGTCCAGTAGCACCCGTAGCACCAGCAGCACCAGCAGCACCAGCAGGTCCTGTGGGTCCTGTAGCACCTGTGACTCCTGTAGGTCCTACATCTCCTGTAGCACCCGTAACTCCAGTAGGTCCTGTAACACCTGTAACACCTGTAGGTCCTGTAGGACCAGTCGCTCCAGTTACACCAGTTGCTCCAGTTGGACCAATATCTCCAGTGACTCCTGTAGGGCCCGCTGGTCCAGTGGCTCCAGTTACACCAGTAACTCCAGTAGGACCTATGTCGCCTGTAACTCCTGTTGGCCCTGTAACGCCTGTAGCGCCTGTGACACCAGTAGGACCCACATCTCCTGTAACTCCTGTAGCCCCAGTAGGACCAGCAGGACCAGTAGATCCTGTAGGCCCTGTTTCTCCTGTTACACCTGCAGGCCCCGTAGGACCAGTATCTCCAGTAACTCCAGTAGGTCCTGTGGGACCAGTGGCACCTGTAGAACCAGTTGGACCAGTCACACCAGTAACTCCTTGTGCTCCTGTTGCTCCTGTAGGTCCAGTTGCTCCTGTAGGACCTGTAACCCCTGTAACTCCTGCAGGGCCAGTTGCTCCTGTAACCCCTGTAGCACCCGCAATACCTACAGCACCTGCAAGATTAATCTGCCATGATGTGTATGTTCCTGAGCCTACAAACGAGGTAACTGTAAATATTAAAACACCTGTACCAGAGTTATAACTTGATACATCTCCAGTCATAGAATTATTTATATCGTGTGCAACTATAACTGTTTGTCCAATTGTGTAATCTACGTTTAAGTCTACAAGGGTAAATGTTTTACTACCGCTTCCAATTGCAACAGAACTTGTTGATGTTGTTGAATAGGTATCTCCGTCTGCACCTGAAACACCAGTGCTACCAGTTGGTCCTGTAGGACCCGTCACACCTATTGGACCAGTAGTTCCTTGAGGACCTGTTGCTCCTGTAGGTCCTGTCGCACCAGTCGCACCTGTAACACCAGCACCTGTTGCACCTGCAGGACCAGTAGGGCCTGTCGCACCAGCAGGACCTTGAGGACCTGGTGAACTGACTATAATCTGTTTATATTGCGCTGGAGTCATTTACTCTTCCTTTTGTTATTTACTTTAAATAAAATCTACGCCGTTGCAGGTGTTGGTTGGCCTTGTTGCTGGATCTGACACTAGGGTTCCCCAACCAGAAGCATTATCCCAATCATAAACCTTTAGCCTTGACTGTGGAGTAGAACTATTATCTAGAGCAAGACCTATGTAATTATCATAAGCAGAAAAACAAATACCATTTCCTATTCCTGATAATGTGGAAGAATCGGCGTATTTCGTTCCAAATCCAGAAGAATCAGTCCAAGCATAAGCAACATTTTCAGGGCTTGAGGATGTACCTATATAAGCAATAACTGTATTTGTTTTGTTAAAATCAACACCACGACCTAGAGATCCAGGCGTGGTTGCTGGATTAGAATATTTAGTACCAAAGCCGCTGGCAACTGTAAAAGGATAAGCATGAATGAAAGGACTAGTGTCAGTTGCTGCTGCTACAACGGTTCCTTTACGATTAAAAATAGCACCTTCGCCACCGCCTGGAGCAGATGCAGGATTGGCAAATTTGCTACCAAAGCCACTTCCATTTGTCCAATTATAAATATTTAAAGCCTGACTTGCAGCAATGATCACAAGCACAGCCTGATCTGAAATATGAAAATCAGCATCAAAACCTATAGTAGTAGGTAAAGTTGCTGGATTGCTATATTTAGTACCAAAACCACTACCTGTAGTCCAAGGATATGCAGTAATAAATGGACTATTATTATGACCCACAACTATTTCAGTACTTGATCTTGAAAAAGAAACTCCACGAGCAGCGCCAGTAGGTGTGGTTACTGGATTTGAATATTTAGTGCCAAATCCAGAATTAGACCAAGGATATGCAGTAGTAAATGGACTTGTTTCGTGAGCAAGTGCTATGTCTTTACGATTCCAAGACCATTTAACAAATTGTCCTATACCAGTAGGCAGTTCAAAAAAAGGAGGATCAGAAAATTTAGTTCCAAATCCAGCATCTATTGAACTCCAAGGATATGCAGTGATAAAAGGATCACCAGCATGTGCAACTGCAATAAACTCTTGTGCCCTATTGCTTGAAGCATATGCACCTAAAGATAAAACCATTATACAATGTCTCCAATAACATACCAAGTATCTGTTGCTGTTTTTATACAAGATACCCCTGCATTTTGTAATCTTATTAAAGGTGCTGCTCCTGATGCACCACTTGAGTTAATTGTTGTAGTAGCAGGAGTTACTGCTTGAATTTTTGTTTGTCCCGCTCCAGTTTGTAGAACATTAATAATTGTTCCTGTACTAAAAGCAACGCTAGCATTTGTAGGAATTGAGAATGTGTTTGCAGAAGCATTACTCATAGTCACAATCTTTTGATCGCCATCAGTTAATACTGCTGTGTATGAGGTTCCAGTTTGTGCATTTATTGAAAATGATGCTACTGGACCTGTAGCCCCTGTAACTCCCGTAGGACCTGTGGGACCTGTTGCTCCTGTAACGCCTGCTGGTCCAGTGGCACCTGCTGGTCCTGTTGCTCCCGCTGGACCCGTAGATCCTGTAGCACCTGTTGCACCTGTGTCACCCGTAGCGCCTTGAGGCCCTGTAGCGCCCGTAGCGCCCGTAACACCTGTAGGTCCGACATCTCCAGTCACTCCTTGCGGTCCAGTGGCTCCAGTAGCCCCTGCAGGGCCTGTAGAACCTGTTACGCCAGTTGCGCCTACTGGTCCTGTTGGACCCGTTACGCCTGTTGGACCTGTATCTCCAGTTACTCCTTGAGGACCAGTTGCACCTACATCTCCTGTAACTCCAGTAGGTCCTGTTGCGCCTGTTGGTCCAGTAGGACCTGTAGCGCCTGTGACACCTGTCGCACCTGTAACTCCTTGAGGGCCTGTTGCCCCTGTATCTCCAGTTACTCCTTGTGGACCTGTAGCGCCAACTGGGCCTGTGGCTCCTGTAGGACCTACATCTCCTGTAACTCCTTGTGGTCCAGTTGAGCCTGTTGCTCCTACTGGCCCTGTCGCACCTGTGGGGCCAACGTCTCCTGTAACACCTTGGGGTCCTGTGGCGCCCGTTACTCCTGTAGCACCTGCAACGCCAACGGCACCTGAAAGATTAACACTCCAAGATGCATATGTGCCAGAACCTATAGATGAGGTTACTGTAAATGTTAAAACGCCTGTTCCTGAATTGTAATTTGTAACAGTACCAATCATTAAATTGCTTGCGTCATGTGCTACTACTACTGTTTGTCCTATTGAATAATCTACATCTGTATCTACTAGGGTAAATGATTTGCTACCGCTGCCAACTGCTACAGAACTTGTAGAGGTTGTTGCATAGGTATCTCCATCTGCTCCTGATACACCTGTTGCGCCCGTTGGGCCAGTTGGGCCAGTTGCACCTACTGGGCCAGTTACACCTGTTGGACCCGTATCACCTGTAACGCCTTGAGGCCCAGTGGCACCTGTAGCACCTACTGCTCCTGTGACTCCAGTTGGGCCAGTGTCTCCTGTTACGCCTGTAGGGCCAGTGCTTCCTGTTACACCTTGTGGACCTGTTGCCCCTGTTGGACCTGTTTCTCCTGTATCTCCAGTTACACCAGTAGGGCCTGTTAATCCTTGTATTCCTGTAGGGCCTGTAGGACCCACGTCACCTGTAACACCAGTTGGGCCTGTTTGTCCTATGGGGCCAGTCGCTCCTACGGGACCTGTAGGACCTGTATCTCCAGTTACGCCAACAGGGCCAGTAGGGCCAGTAGCGCCTGTTACGCCCTGTGGACCAGTTGATCCAGTCGCTCCCGTACTTCCTGTAGAACCTGTAGGTCCTGTTGGGCCTGTATCTCCCGTAACTCCCGTTGCGCCTGTAGAGCCTGTTGGTCCAGTTTGTCCTATTTGTCCAGTTGGTCCAGTTAGTCCTTGTATACCTGTTGGTCCAGTAGGACCAGTTGCTCCTGTAGGACCAGTTGGGCCTGTAACGCCTGTTGGTCCACCTGCTGGACCTGTGGCTCCTGTGGCACCTGTTGGTCCTGTAGGACCTTGTGCACCACTTGATCCTTGTGGACCTGGTGATTGAACAATCACATAATTGGGATCTGCATCATCAATAATTTTATTACTAGGCATTTAATGTCACCTGTGGGCTTACTGTAGTTTGTCCTTGAATGAGGCGCTCTATAGTTCCTGCATTATCAAGTTCTAAATCATATTGATAAAAACCAGATTCTAGATCTCCTGTTTGTTCATCAGTAATAGTAATTAATATGTTTCCTGTTGCACCTGTTATTACAATACCGCCGCCACCTGTGGTTAAGGTCAAAACGGCAGCGCTGTCGTATCTACGACGCAACTGCATCCTAGCGGTTTGTCCGCTTAGGTTGATAGGGTTGCCATCTGGATCTTCATATATTAGATTTAGTGTAAATACTGATCCTTGATCTATGGTGAAGTTATAAATACCAGCAGTCATCTTACTCTTTCTCCGTTATCCAGATTAAAAACAATCCAACGGCAATAAATGAAAGTGCGGGTAGAACTAAATATAGTCCATATCCAGCAAGACCTACACCAACAACTTCTGTTATTAGGGATATATCTAGTTTAGGCTTTTTCATTTATTCTCCTTATATTGTGTAAAAACGGGCTACAGGCTTCTTTGGTTTTGGAGCCATAGCACGATCAAAAGAAAATATAGCAGCAACTGCTGCGTCAATCTTCTTCTTATTAGTACTTTTTGAAACCATTATACCCCTGCTTGAAGTCTTTGTAACACAGTTTGCTATATGTCTATTTAATACTTCGTCTCCGTCATGAGTGAAGGATTTATTAACTACCGCCTCATAAAATCTCTGGGTAGCAGGAACCATACGCTCTGCGGTGTTAGGATAACTAATAATAGGTAATCCTTCTTCTTCTAAAATCATCATTGTGCGCTGCCATCTAGATGGATCAAACACAACTTCTAAAACATTTACTCCCGCATCTCTACAGGAAGCAATAATTGTTTGTTCTACCTCTGCAACATTTACATGCCACATAGGATCTGGGTCTACCTCTGGTAATTCCCATACTCCCAAAACTCTTACGTGTGGCTTTTCTCCACCCATAAACCAGCCTACGATTGCTGTAGTGTCACCACTAAAGGAACCGTCAAAACCTATTATACAGTCTTCGCCAGGAATAATCTTCCTGTTTTTTAATACTAGCGCATCCCATAAATCCGACGGTATCCAAGACTCAGTACTACTTGTCCATAGATTAAGTCTCTTAGTCATAAACTCATTTTGTGGAGTTAGTAATGAGGCAGACCTCATATCTTCTAGACTTAGAATGTCATTAAGAGAAGGGTTTGCTATTGTCCAGTTTAATTCGTCTTTGTAGTTTAATTTTTCATTACCTTCATACCACGCAAAGAAAAAGGTGGGGTCAACAACTGCGCCTTTTGCTATCTGAATGCCTCTTTGATACATGGTGTAGCACAAAGATTCCTTGCCAGTGGCATCATATTTAGAGCCTGCCGTGGTAATACCTACCAACATTGGCTCAGTTCTAGCACCCATAGATAGAGATAATACGTCGTATAACTCTCTATTTGGTTGGGCATGAACCTCATCTATAACAATAAATGTAGAGTTCAAACCTTCTTTTGTGTAAGATTCTGACGATAAAGCCCTATATACAGATCCTGTTAGTGGGTTATATATAGAGTTTTGATAGACTTCTAGGATACCGCTTAGTTCTGGTTCTAGTTCTATCATCTTCTTTACTGTTTTAAAAATGATTCTGGCTTGTTCTTTATCTGCAGCCGCAGAATAGATCTGACCGCCATTAACGCCTAATACGATTTGTTCCAAAACGAGAGAGGCGATCAATGCGCTCTTTCCATTTTTGCGAGGTACACCAATAAGTGCTCGTCTATGTTTTAACAGCCCATCTTCTCGTTCAGCATATAGGCTAATCAGCAATTGTTTTTGCCAGTCTCTAAGAATAAACTTTTCGCCAGTCTTACCTGCAACAGAATCTTCTGTTAGGTGGCACAAGGTTTCTATAAAGTCTATGACCTCATAGCCACGGCTATTGATTAATTCCATTTCTGTTAAAGGCGATAAAAATGTAGGTGGCCAATTCTTGGTTTCCATTATCAACCCTTAAAAGATAGGGACAGCCTGCTATTTTCAAAGTCTATATCTAATATTTCTACTTTAATATCTTGGCCAGAAGTAAAATAGTCTGGCACATACCCGCCCATTTTGGACTTATGTATTAGACCTGATATCAAACCAATCTTGACAAATGTGCCATATTTGGAAATACCAGAAACCTTTCCAATGTGTTCCTGACCTACTGCCAATTTGGCAAACTGAATTTGTGTATCTTCTTTTATGGTTTTTTCTAATAGGCCTTTTCTGGATAAAACTATATTTTGTTTTTCTACATCAATTTGTAAAATGATTGCTTCTATGTCTTTGCCTATATATGAGTCAAAATCATCTACTCTTTCTATTGCTATCAAAGACCCTGGCAAAAATGCTCTAACGCCTATATCTACTATAAGGCCACCCTTGACTTGTTTCTTTACCCTGCCAGATACAGGTTCTGATGTTTCAAATTTATTCTTAAGCCCATCCCATAGTTTCTTAGACTTGCCTTCCTTAAGAGACAAGGTGTAATTACCTTCTTGGTCTATATGGACTATATAGCCTTGTATGGTTTGACCAACCTCTGGCCAAACCGCAGTGCCATCTTCATCAAGTTCAGAAATCTCTTTTTTAGGAACGAACGCTTCGCTCTTAGCACCTATGTCTACAAGAACACCCTCGTAATCAACCTGTACTACTACTCCAGATACTGCCTGACCATGCGAGAACTTCTTGATTGACGTATCTATGGCAGCCAGAAAATCTTCTGGTGTTCCTATATCATTAATTGCTACTTGTTTCATTATTTATTAGTTCCCCATTTTCTACTATTATCGTTTCAGGCATAGCCTTGGCACGATTCTGCCTTCTTTCCAAAAGTTTATCTATTGATGTTGCTGCCTTTACCTCTGCCACCCCAAGACGAGATCTTGATACAGGGTCAAACCCTAATGATGTTAAGGCATCTGTGTAGGCTTTGTTGATTTGTACGAATGCCCT